CAGGATCTAATAACAGTTTGTGAGATACTGTTCCCTCTCCCCGGTGGCACCTTCCTTCCCTCGATTTAACTCGATGGATCTCAGATACTCCGGTGAAGGGGGCATAGCACAGAAATCTCCAACTTGCGCAACAACCTCACCAACACCAAGCTGGGAATAGACGTGTTTTACAAGTCCATACACAACATCACAAAAGGGTTTCACTGTTCCATCACGAAGAATGTAAGGATCAGTGTCCCATATGGATAATGAATATAAACCGAAGGCATGTGCCGCCCACACTGTTCGAGGTATAGCACTGTCACATCGCAAAAATGATGACAATATTCTATCTCTACTAAATATAGGGGTATTCCTTCCGTATTGACGTCTATTTGTAAACCCAAGAAAAGTTATCCCTTCAGTACTTTCGGACTCATAATCATCCTCTGGCTTTAAGATAAGGCCAAATTGTAAATATGAGATTTTTCGTTCTTCATAACTGGCTACCAATTTGCTGTTGGAAGCGCCAATTGAATCATCCGAGAACGACCTAAAATACTGACTGAATACCTCTTGCTCAGGTATCCCAACCCGTAAACAATGATATGCAAAAATGATTTGATGCATAAGAATAGCAAGAAAAGTGGTACCAACCGTACCACTATTCCACAAATAAGCACGCAACTTCAACAAGATTTCTCCTGTTGGTAAGTCGTATACTGTATTTATATTTAACCTAAGGAAGTTGATAAGAAATTCATGATACCTATCACAGTCATGTAAATCCCATAGGACATCCATCAGGACTCGCTCAAGAAGCCAAAGTCCTAAATGTTTATCCCACTTTTTCACGTCTGATGCAAATTTGAAACGAAACCCGTCCAACTCTGCTATCAGTCGCTGCCAACCTCCATTTTGTAAAACTACTCCATATGCACTCCATCTAACATTGCCATAGGGGTCCTTCATTGCATTCTGCAATTCCTGCCACCAACGCAACCCTTCTCCTATCACGTGGAAGGGCGCCACCTCAAATGTTCTCGGTGGTTTATTCGTCGGCAGCAGTTCAACTTTACCAGCCACGGTATGAACACCAAAGTCCATCCCGAGATTTAGCATCGTGTTTGCAAACTGCTCTGTTTTCCTTACTATGACATCGCCTTTATCTCGCATACCAAGGCTACGCCATGGTT